GTTCTTCGGTGGCGGCGCGCTCTACTGGCATATGTTCAAGACGGGGCGTCTGGCCGAGTCGAAGGACAACATCATCAGCGATTTCAACAGTCACTTGATGGACTTGTATCGCGATATCCGGCACGACCCGCGAGCGCTGCAGGCCTCGGCGGCCCTCCTGCACGAGGAGTACGTCAAGAGTCCGGAGCAGGTCTACTACGCCGTGCGAAAGCTCTGGAACCAGCGCAGCTTCAGCTCGGCCAAGCACCTGTTCCTGCGTGCCGCATCGTTCAACGGACTTTGGCGTGAGAATCGCAGGGGAGAGATGAACGCACCGTGGGCTAAGCGCCCGAAGCTCTCGCTGCCCTCGCTCGAGAAACTCTTGGCGGTCTCGAAGGCACTGCGAGCCGGTGACATTGAAGACGGCGACTTTGCCGACGTCATGAGCGCGCACGACTACATGAAGCGCCCCGGCACAGTGCTCTTTGTCGATGCGCCATACGCCGAGACGTTCACCGACTACACGGCCGGCGGCTTCTCGCTCGCACAACAGCGGAAGCTCCTCCAGCTATGCTCCGAGTGGGAACAGGCCGGCGCGCATGTCATCTACACAAACTCTCCTGCGACTGGACAGGCGCTCGCCGAGATTTGGCCTACCGCCTGCGTAGAGCAGGTCGCCGACTCGGCGCGCATGAACAGCAATGGCGCCGGTCGAGCGCCGGTCGTCTCGTTGCTGGCGTACTCGGCAGTTCGGAGTGTGGCGTGAGAAACGCTGACGATGTTCCATTCTGGGTTGTCCTAGCCGTTCTTCTCGTCGTGGCGCTCGTATCGTGGTTCGGCTATGGAGTCTACAAGACTGAGGCGAACTGCCTCAGATGGGACGTCGACCAAGACAGGATGGATTGTTGGGGCAGCGAGTACTACAAAACGTGTGAGCACCCTAAGAGGTGCGTCGAATTCAAGGAGAACAAATGAAAGAGACAGACCAACCCACTGAAGAAGCCGGCGAGCTAAAGCAGAAGCGCAAGCGCGTTTACGTCAAGCCGAAGCGCCCAAACGCCTGTCGACGCCGACTGCTACGAGTCCGAGGTGAATGGCCGACGGCACAGATGAAAGCTCGCAAGGCACGTGCTCAAGCACACGACCGAGAACAGTCGTCGAGGACGGCCGAGATGGGCAAGCGTGAACGAGGAGAGGTCGAATGACCACGTCGATTCGATGGGACCTCATCAAGCGCGTCGTGAAGGAACACAAGCTCATGTGCGCATACTCGGTGATGATGTTGCTGCTGACGCCGGTCGACATCTTCCTCATCGTCGATAGTCTTCACGCCGGCACGATGATCAACGGCATTCTCGGCCTCGTCAGCTCCGTCATCGTGTGGGCGGCAACGGCCGCCGTGCTGTACATGACCTATCGAGGCTACGTGCTGACGGAGCGACTCACACTCGTTAAGCAGCTAGTAGGCAGAGGAGACTGAATCGTGGACGCCGCACTAGTCGTCTCTGCCGCGGTCTGCGGACTGTCCTGGATTATCTCTGTCATGTACGTCTTGTGTGAGCGCCCCGGGCAGACCTATAAGAATGCAGCCAGATGGCGCTTGTGGGCGTACTTTCTGGGGTGGACGCTGTCTGCGACTTCTCTGTGGCTCCTCGCACGCGCCATTCGTAAGCAGTTCATTCCGCACCTCGTCGAACAGGTACGAGAGGCGTTCCCTGAATTGCCCAAGCCGAAGAAGTTAGACCGTGGAGCCTTGTCGGTCGTGGGGACCGACGACAAGGGTGCGCTGTCGCACCCGGAGAAGTGAGTCGCGGAACCTAGCTCAGACCGCGTTTCGTTCGTAGCTCTTGCGTCACGTCCTTAAGCTCAGACGGTGCAGTCGTCTCGACGTCCTGTTCGTCTCCACCTTCGACGGACTTGACGACGATGTCGCCGCGCTGACCGTACCCAAACACGTAGACGAGCCGGTCGTTGAGCTCGTAGATACGATTCGGCGGCCGTGCGAGCGCGGCCTTGCGCATCGGCAGGGGCCGAGTTGCAATCCATCGGGCGAATCGTGCGAGGTCGAACTCCTGCGCATTCTTCAGCGCCGAAAGTACGGCATCGCCGCTCGAGTGGATGTCGATGACGTCTTCAATCTCGTCGAGCGCCTCGCGCAGGTCTTCGATGTCTTCCTTTACCATTTCGACCTCAGTTCGGCTTGTGGCCGGAGCCCTTCGCGAGCTTGACCGTATCGGAGAACATGCCACGACTGCCGCTAAGACCGACGGGGCCCTGCGTGTAGGTCAGAAGCGGTTCTCGCGTGCCGTTGCAGCTGACGCTGAGCTCATAGCGGTAGGGGTGCTCCTTGCCGAAGTGGTCGAGATTGGCCTCGCGATATTGCCGCCAGGCCTGTATGACCTGCTCCTCCTCCGTCGTAAGGGCCCATTGATGATTGAACTCCGACTGGTCAGGATTGCAGACGCCACAGAGCTGGAGCTCCTGCAGATTCCGAAGGTCGAGGACGCCGCCGTGCCACTTAGCCTCGGGACCGGACTTGAAGACCATTCCGTATCCGCATGTGCAGAGCTCCTCCCAAATCCAGTGCCGGCTGCCGAATGGACAAGGCTTGAACATGAACGGGAGCACGCGCTCGGCCATCCGACGCCAGAATGATGGGAGTCGCCAGGCACCGCCATCAAGGTCGATATCGAAGTCGTTGTCGTCGCCCAGTTCCGCAGACGCGTCCTCGTTGGGAGTCTCATCGCTCATGCATGCTCCTCCTTCGCCAGTTCGTCGTCGGGCTCCGTCGACTCATCAGTGGGCGGCACGCGCTCGAGGCAGAGCCATCCCGGAGTGTACTCTCGAACCTCGAGTGCGACGTACTGGCGTTCGGCGCCGGGCGCTTCGATGGGCTCGACCGGCTCGTCAGGGTAGAAGACGATGGTACGACCGGCTTTTGTATCTTCCGTTCCGCTAATGATGCCCAGCTGGCCATTGGGGCGTGGCACGATGAGCTGGGCCTGAGTGACCTCGTCTCGGTCCGGTCCGATGTAGCGGGCCCGGTCGCCGGTGCCCAGCTTGCGGCCGAGACGCCAGTCTGCCAGCTGCTGAGGCGTCATGAGACGACCTCGCCGTCGGGCAGACTCGATGAGCTTGAGGAGCCACCGTTCGGCGACGCTAGCCCGTTCGGCCTGCGAAAGGGCCTTTCTTGAGCTCATCGCCTTCTTGAGGAGCGGGTCTCGGTCGAGTCCAGCGGCGGCCAGCTGCTCGGCCGACAGAGTCCGCTGTGGCATGTTGAGGACGTGCTCGACCTGCTCTCGAAGGTCCTCCTCGCTGGTGTAGGCGAAGGGTGAGATGACAGGCCCAGTTCCGGGAAGTCGGTAGGATAGTCGCTCTCGGATGTCGTTGCCGAAGTTCTTGCGAAGCTTGTCGATGTCTTGTTTGGCTGTCATGCTGCGTGGTGTGGAGGCAAGAGTGGACGGGAGGGAAGTCAGTCTTCTTTTGCCGGGCGCTGTACGTGAAGGACTTCGAATGCGATAGCAGAATCCCAAATCAGAATCGGGATATCGAGGTCCATTTCATCACAGAGTCGTCGCCACAATGCCAGGAACTGGTTCTGGCGATCTGGACTGGGAATCATTCCGGTCTTATGGTCGCCCAGCTTCACCACAACGATATCGCCTGGGCACCATTCAAGTTTTTCGATTTGAGGTTTGTCGATCATAATTTTCCTTGTCTTCTTCCGACACTACGCGTTGGCCTTGTCGATGAGGCCTTGAATGAGCCGCAGGCAGCCGGCGCAGTTGAGGTGACGGTTCTCGGCGAGCACGTCTCGAGCGATCATACGCTCAACCTCATGCAATTTCGAGCTCTTGGCGTCATCGGCCATCATCTCTCGAAGTCGTACAAGCGCCGCGTCGATTTTCGTTCGGAGCGCGACCTTAGACTCGTTTGTCAGGTCGACTGAATCGTCCTCATGAAAGGCCGACAGGAACTCCGTAATGCCGTTCGACATGACCAGCAGGCTGCTCTCTATCTCGGGACAGGTTTGAACCGTAGGCGCGTTCCGCCGACGTCAAAGACTTGCCAACCAGCCGCCTTGTAGTAGTTGGCGACGAATTCTACCTGACCGTGTGAGAGACCGCTGTAGTAGAACTCACGTCCGTCACTTCGGCCCGAAAGACTCCACGGCATCTTGAGCAGAGCGTTGACCTTCTCGATCGTCGACGGGTCTGGTTCGGATAGTTCGAATGCAACGTCAGCCGAGACGGCGGGTGGAAGTGCGGAGGTGCTCATTTTCGCGTCTCCGTCTTCGCCTTCGGGTCCTTGCGGATGACCTCATTTGAGAAGACCGTCTTCTCAGTCCCGCAGTTCGGGCAGATGAGCGTCGCGGTGTTGTTGTTCTCTCGGATGATGCCGTAGTTGCAGCCGCCATCCATCGAATCCTCACACACGGTACAGACCTCGGCGGTCTCCTCGAGAATCTTTAGTGGGGCACCGCTCGCACCGTAGACCTGTCCTTCTGACGTTCCAAACTTGGGCATTATGCCGTCTCCTCTGACTTTCGTAATCGATGGGTGAGCTTGTCCCGACGGGTTTTGCGCTCGTCCAGCGTCTTCTTGCGTAGGTCCGTATAGGCCTTCGTGCGCTCAATAACTGAGAGTAGAGAGGCCATTCGGGCCGTCGCGAGCTCGAGAGTATGTCGGGCCTTCTGCGCCTCGACGTTAAGCTCCGGCAGTTCGAGGTCGTCGAAGGAGGCGTAGAGTGTGTACGAGCAGGTCTCGTACATCGACATCAGCTGGCGCATCTTCACGACGACGTCAAGAATATCTCCGGGCTGGATGCGCCGAATGGGCACAGCCTCGGCTGGCAGTTCGGCCTCGGGAATGTCGAGCTCGCCTTCGTTGGTAGACCGCGTCATAGTCCTCTCTTCGATTGGTCGACGGGACGCGAGATGGACTAGCGTGCCCACAGGTCCTCTGTTACGCGGCCTGTTACGAGATGAGGTCTTACTCCCAACTTTCGAGCGGCGCGCTTACCTTCAGCGAGAATGAGAGAGCGCATGTCGCTCTTGGTGAGCTCGGTCTTCGTCTTGCGGATGTGCCGTCGATGCGGCTCGGTCCGAGCGAGGAACCATTCAACGCTGAGCTCCTTCGGTGCCGGTTCTGCTGTGGCTACCGCGTCCGGCGCGGCTTCGACGGAGAGACTCGAGGCCTCAACGAGGGGCGACTCGGTCGTGTTGTTTTCTTCTTCATAATGTTGCTCATTCATAGTGTCTGACCTTTCACGCGCAGCTGTGCGTCGGTCGAGCCTACTCTAGCTAAGGCCTTTTCGTCGAACACAATCCGGGCAGATGCGCTGACTCTCGCGCTCGATGAAGTCTGCAGTATCCGTGCCGCAAAAGAAGCACTCAACCGTCTCGGCCTCGTGGCGTTCGCTCGGAACATCGAAGTGCGCGAGGATGCGAAGCAAGTCCTGCCGGCAGAATGCTGGGGCTTTGGCGTTGACTTCTGCCTCGGTCGCTCGTACGTGAATCTGGACCGTGACGGTGAAGTAGTCGACGGTCTTGGGCTCGAGGCCCACCTCGTCTTTCTTGACGACGGTTACGACCCGGCCGACTCGGCCGGACGGGTCGCTGTAGGTCTTGGCGTACTCGAGCGAGCTCGGGTCCCTCGAATCTTTCGTTCTGAAGCCGAGACTGGCGAGATAGTGGCTGAGCTCCTCCTCGCGTGAGAAGAGCTCCTCGACCGTCTCATCGGGCTCGAGGCCATCGTCTAGCGGATTGGTCATTCGTTCTCCGTCTTCTGCGCCAGACCGTACAGCGTAATTGGCCCGGTCATCGTGCGTACTCCTGGAATGGGCATCGCCAGCACTCTCGCGAGCTCGTCATTCTGCCGGCGCATGAGTTCGAGGCTTGCCTCCTGCTCCTCCTGCATGCGCCAGAGAAGCTCGGCCGACTGGCATCGCCGTGCGAGCGTAGAGAGCGATTCAACTGCTCCCTGCATTCCGGCCTTGAGATTCGATAGGTAGTTTGCCATCGCCTCATTTGGCTGGTCAGCAAAGCGCTCATCGGAGACCGAGCGTCCGAGCTCGACGAGTCCCATCAGCACCTGGTCGGCGAACTCCGAGAGCTCGAGGAGGTCCTGCGCTTTCATGGACCGGACTCTGCCGGACTCTCGCCGCCAAGCGCAAGCGATAGTTTGTCCTGCCGGTCGAGATTCCAAACCGAACTCAGAAGCCGCACGCCTTCGTCGGTGACATAAATGAGCTCTTCGCCAAGATGAGTCCTAAATTCTAGAAGGCCGTGCGCAGCGAGACGACGGAACCGCCGAAGATTGGTACTGCAGTTCTGTACCTCCCGGACCGGAAGGCCGTTTGCTCCCCAGCGATGGAGAATCATAAGGTCTCGGGCCTGGAGAATGATGGACGGACGACTCGTACAGACAAAGGTCATTCCTCCCTGCGGAATCATCATACGTCTGGCGTGGTCCAGGCGAGCTCTGTCTCGATGTCTTCTAGCTGCGCGGCGTAGAGCTCGACGCTGTAGACGTATTGCGTGTCGCTCCTGCGATAACAGCCGGTGGTAAGGAAGCGCTTCGCGACTCACAGTGAACTCCTAACCTCATCGACGACCTTCTCGGTCGCGACCTTGAAGATGCGAGTGACTCTGGCACGAACTACGCCCATGTTGCGAGAGAGATAGACGTGTAGGCCGTTAAGCGGCCGTTTCGCCTCGATGGTATTGGTCATGCAGAACTTCAGCACGCGATACTCGGACAACGAGAGTGAGATGCCATCCTCGACGACGAGTCGGGCTTGGTGAGTCTCGTCCGTCTCGGTCTCCTCGACTGTTGACGTGTCGGCCTGGTCCTCTCTCAACTCGTCTCCATCCTGCAGCGTGTTCATGTCCTCCCACTTTCGGGTTTTCTTTGCGTAGTTGCGGGCGTAGAAGGTGATGTGTCCATTCTGCGGACTAAAGAGCCTGTGGAGGGGGTACGCAATCTCACCCATCATGTAGTGGTGCTGGATGTAGCCGATGGTCTCGGACTCTAGGTCTGCGAGTGCGGTCTCGATGTCGATGTTCGACCCGCGAACCGCCATTTTGGCGTATGTCTTAAGCTTTGGACGAACCATCTCGAGGAACAGCTTCGCCGACCGGTTGACCTCGATTCCTCGCTTGATTCGGCAGGTCAGTAGGTTCAGGATGGCGTGCTCTTCCCGAATTCCCTTGCTCCAGCATTGAGGCTGCGTCTTGCACACGCCGCAGTCCTGGACCGGACCGGCCTTTCCGGCCTTGGCTCCGGTCTCAGTCTCGGGCCGAATGACTCGAAGCCGGATGCTCCTACCATCGTCCACCTAGCGCAGGGTGGAGGTCACTTGCCCATCGAGTCAAGCTTGTCGGTGAGCGACTTTAGGATATCCCGGTCGAGCTCCACGTAGATGTCGCGCATGGTCTGCGAGTAGAGGTCATTCCGGACGTAGTCACTGTCCCTCCAGTGCTGAGCCCAAGAGGACAAGTCTACCGGGTCAAAACCGTTTTCCCGTCTGAATCGCTTGCGCAACTCTCCCCAGGTCAGCTCGAGAGAGATGAAGTCTTTCAGCTTGACCGTGCAGTGCGAGCACTCGTTGGGCAGGTCTCCAACGTTTTCGGCCTTGCACCAGAAGCATCTCCAGTTGGTTACGGTCACAACGTCACCAGTACATCCCGTGGTCTAGTAACCACTGAATGTCATCGTTTGATAGCTGTTTCAGTGCGTTGACGAGTGCGTCTTCCCCTCCGCCGAATACGGCGAATCCCATTCGGAGTTCTAGGTATTTCGCGAGTTGCGCGTTCGGATACGGTGCAGGGTCGGGCCTGCTCGGGTCGACCAGTTTCGGTTTGGTGCCGGTGTCAGCCATTTGCTTTGATACTCTCCGTTTCGATAATCTCCGCAAGTGCCTTGAACGCCTCGGCCTCGATACTCCCCTCGTTCGAGTCGATATATGACTGCGCGCTCGGATCGCCATACATCTCCTTCATGTACGCCCACGTCACCTTCTTCGGCGCCCACGAGCCTTCTAAGCCATTGCAGGAGCAGTGCCCCGAAGTATCGAGGAACAATTGGCCGTAACCCTTCTTGAAGAGGACCGTCGAGAATCCGTCGTAACCGCCAATGCTGTAGTAGGCGAATAGAATCTCGCAGCTGTCGAGCTCGTGGAACTTGAGGTCGTATTGGTCCTTGATGTCGGTCTCGTTCTTGAAACCGCCCCAAAACCGTCGTACCTCGGACGTCCTCGTGGCCTCGATGTCAGACATGGACCTTCACCAGTTCTGCGAGAGCTTTCGTCTTCATCGTCGTACCAGCCATAGCCCTTGTGCGGGTTGTCGTTGAAGTTGGTGGGCATGAATCCCCAGGTCGTTTGGTCATTCGACATACCTACCGTACTATTCGTGCGTCAGTCCACGTAGACAATAGCGCCACCGATGGGGTCGAGCTCTTCGAGCAGGAGGTCGTACTCGACGGCACTCGGCTCGATGAGGTCGAGCACGAGAAAGGCCCGATTCATAAGGTCTCGCAGACGCTGCTGGGTCCATTTCGCTCGAAGCCACTCAACCTGCTCCTCGAACGTTCGAGGACCCCAGGCCGGCAGTCCGAGCTCAAGTATCGGCGCTAGATGCGATTCGACCTTGACAACTTCGTCGACAAATGCTTGAGGCGTCATTGAGCGCATCGTCAGTCCTGAATGCCCGCTCGCAGGGCGACCTGCTTCACAGCCTCGACGAGGTCGATGTTCGGCACCATGTAGTATTGAAGCGTGTGCAGTCGAATGACGTCCTCGACGTGGCGAATGTTCTCGTTCCATTCCTTGAGGTCCATCTCGTCGATGTAGCCGACTCGCTCGCGTGCGCGCTCGAGGATGTCCTCATTCGGTGAGTAGAGCCGCACGAGAAGTCCTGAACCGAGATGCAGCAGACCATCGTCAACGAATCCCTGAACGTCCTCGGGTGCGATGAGACCGCCGTCGACGTCGGCGAATACGGTTAGGTTCGGATTATTGTCGACGACTCGTACGAGTGCCTCGCGACTCCAGCTATCGCAGTACGGAACGATGATATTTGGCCTCGAGGTCGCATGCGCTAGGCAATCCACGACGGTTGAGGTTCCTACGCCCGGTGGTCCGAACACGATGACAACCTGACCGGCATCCTTCGATGGAGCGTTTGCGGCAGGACCGACCTTCTTCGGTCGTCGCCTGCGCGCGCGTCGTTTGGGGAAGCTGGCCATGTTGCTTTGAGTCTACCTAGGCGCCAACTACGTAGTGCGAAACCTGCCTGCTAAAACTCCACTGGCCAGCGTGGACTGTATGCGATGTCGGTAACGAGAAGGCCTTCAATCTTGTTCGGCTTGAACGAGTGAATTTTGTTGTGGATGCGGCAGTAGCCATAGAAACGCTCCTCGCGTTTCGGCTTCGGCGGCACGTGCGTGCTAGGGTCTGAGCGCGCCTTCGCAACTGCAGCATCGTAGGCTGCCTGCGAAACCGGGTCTGCCGTGCCGCTCATCCTGTATGAATAGGGCTCGACCTGTCGCCATTGCCCATTGTAACTCATTAGAATCATTAGTTTATTCTGCGCCGCGTACTGTATTCGGTACTTGATGGTGGGCATATCGAGCGGCGCATTCGGGTCGAGCAGTCTACGCTGAACCGGCCCCATCGTTCGCAGCTTGTCGCGCACGCGATTCTTGATGCGGTCGGCGAAGCCTTCTGAAACTTCCTCATCCTCCGGCGCCTCGAGCTCTTGATTCCATTGACTCTGACCGAGCTCGGGTGCGTAGGTCTCCGGAGCGAGTTCCTGCCTTACACGCTTCTCAATTCGTCCCAGCGCCTCATCCTTGATCTTCTGGAGGAAACTCGGTGTCCAACGAGGCATGTCTAGATAATGCCTAGAGCCCTTATGATAGCTGACAAGGTCGGCAGTCCGACCCTACGATAGACGACCTTGTCGGCCTTCAGGATGAGAACAGTTGGCGTCGAGACGACTCGATGTCGAGCTATGGTATGAAGCTGGTCTAGGTCGAAGCCTAGCTTGTGGACGAGCTGTGTCGCAATGCCGGCGGCCCCAAGAGACTTGACTAGGGCCTTGGCCCGCTCGGCGCCCCGGTCAACGTCGTCCCGAGAGTAGAAGACGAGCACTTCGGTTTTTGGCTTTGCTGCACTTGCGCGCATGGCCGCTGCGTACTTCTTCCGCATCTCGTTGTCTAAGTCGTCGTGCCCGCTGTAGTAGCGCGGTCGGAACGGTTTGGGCACTTCATTTTCGTAGCTCGTCTTCGTAATATCTTCGTGCACACTCGACATCTCGTCACCTCATGAATGGAGTTTGGACGAGCATAACGGACTCTTCCGCAAGCGCAAAGCATCCTGTAGCAGAAAGAGACTTCGTCGACGGGACGATGGACTTCCTGTCCGTTTCGTAGGTCACGCTCAGTGTACGGTTGCGATTCGTCTATGGACGACCGAACCTCGACGAGAGTCCAGACGACATCGCCCACGACGACCGTAGGAGCGAGTGCGGCCCTTCGTCGAGCACGCTTTTCGGCAGGAGTGAACAACGATGAACGCTCTCGTTGTGATGAAACTATGACTGCCGTCCGTACACCGACACAAAAAGGTCGAATGGTGGGGGAGTGTCGCCGGTATCGAACAATCCCGTCGGGCCGGAAATGCTCTTGCGCTGACCCTGGTCCCAAATGAACGGGGCGAGATAGAAGTAGGCCGTATTCCTGAGAGTGGGACGAAACATGGCGATGGCCTCGTCGTGCGACCCGGTGTTTGGGTTGTCCTTAAGCATCATCGCCTCAACGCCGTAGTCGGCACTGGCCATCTGTCCGGTCACGGTGAAGTCGGCCCGTATGACCTGAAGTCCGAGGCCGTCCGTTACGTCTGAGACGCTCGCGATGTTGTATCCGTCAACGATAGACAGATTCGCGGTGCCGGCAGTACCAGACGTGGAATTCAGTCGAATGACCGCCCAGGCCTTAGATGCGTTGAGGGCTACGACGCTATTTGGAACAACCCCCGTCCCGACGATTGGATTCGTATGCGGACCGGAGATGAAGCGGAGCGTTCCGTCATAGATACGGGACACGCCTCCGTCCGGAGCGAGGATGTACTCAGCCCCGTTAGACGACCAGCCCACATCGGTATCGGCCCAACCGTTTGCGCCGGTGTGGCGGAGCGACTTTGAACCGGTACTGCCACTTCTGAACAGGATTGCCTCCCTGGTCAAATCGTCGAACAGCCAGGTGCTAGACCCGGTATCCCATCGAGCATTGACGACCTCCTCAATGAAGAATCCTTGGTCTCCTGTATACGAATTGGAGAACGATGCGACGTACTTTCTCCACTTGGTCAGTCCCATGGACACGGTCTCGATGAGATGGCGTGCTGTCGTGTCACCTCCGATGGTGACGTCGGCTTCGAATCGTGTTAGGTCATTGTTGGTCAGGTTTTGAAGACCTGCGAAGACGGTCCCAGCGAACTGCCCAGAACCGGACGTACCGGAGATGGACGACTTAGGCTCCCACTGAGAGTCCGTCCACGAGGGTGACCCTGCAACTTTACCCCAAGTGGCGAATCCATTCGAGTAAAATGAGAACAGGCTGGACGTCTGCGTGCTAACATCCTGCGACCACACCGAGGTGTTCGGATTCCAGCTCGCGTTGACGGCGACTTCGAACGTCGCGCCGATGACCGAGAAAGCCTTTGCGAAGAATCGGACAGTCCCATTCGCGAGTGGTAGCGTCGATGGCGAGGACCACAGTAGCGTTCTCTGAGTATCGGCGTAGATCGCGTTGACGCGAGGATTGTCGAGGTCCGCTGTGTTCAAGAACCCGGTTCCGAGATTCATCATGCCCATCTTGGGGGACGAGACGTTGAATCCGGCACTCGCCCACGATTGAACGAAGTCTGAGTCGGGGAAGCTCGAGAGGCCCCCAGTGTAGACCTGCTGTCCCATGCCGTGGTGCGCAAAGAGAACGCGTGTCGCGATATCGCTTGAGTCGTCCTTTATCCAGACGACGCCGTCGTCGCTCCATCGAGCGTTCGTGACGATTTCCATCTCGTCCGAGGTGTTCTTGTAGAAGCGGATATTGTAGTCGCCCGCCGTGAGATTCCACTCGAGCGTTCGAGCTACGCCGACGGCCGTGGAGCGTGGTGTAGTAATACGCGCCATCTCGGCGCTAGCGCTGTCGGCAAGCTCGTCAGTTCCCAAGACCAGGGGCTTCGGAATGATGGCGATGTGTTGAGCCAGGTCTGGATAGCCCGTGCCGTGCGGGTCCTCAGGCGTCGGTGTGTACGAGCCGAGCTTCAATCGATGAAGCTCGTCGGAGGCTGAGAAGATGGGACCATAGTCTTCGTAGAACGCGCTGACGACGACCTGGTCAGCGAACGGATAGCCGGTAATCGGTAGAAGGTCGGTGATAACCTCGACCGTGATCGTCTTCGTCGTCTCTCCGGAAGTCTCAGAGTTGACGACGAACGTCTGTGGTAGCGGTGATGGTGAGAACACCACTCCACCGACGCCAGTCGGCGACACGGACGTGCCGAGCGTGTTCGGCGACATCCATCGGAGCCGCAGCGAACCTGGGGCCAGCGCACCAAACAGCCATAGCTGCCCAAGGCCAAGATTCGTATCGGAGCTGACGTGCTTGATGTTGATGCCCTTGATGTCGCCGTTCGGTGTGTCAACAATCGTCACGGCTGCAAGAGGGAGGGCGCTGAGACCGGCGGCCAGAATGCGCTGTGGGTCTAATTGCTGTAGGATAAGGCCTCCCGCGAAGTCGCCGGTCGCATCGGCGTCCTCGGTTGCCTGAGCGCCGGAGTAGCCGATGGGAGCCCCGCCCGAGAAGCCCTTGCCGAAAACCGAGGCGACGATGAGCATTCGGTCTTGCACATCGACGGCGAGCGTGGCGGAGTTGTCGAGTGAGAGGTTCGTCGCCAGGTCAGCGTCCGCCGAGACCGGCAGCGCGTTGAACTGGGAGCGTGTGAGGACCTTGAGCTCGGACGAGCGAGTCGCGATAGTGTTTCGCGTCGAACCTCCGTCCTCGTGTGCCTCTCGATTATCGTCGACCTCGCGGTAGGCGAGCACGACGAGATTCTCGACATCGTTGGTGTAGTCGGCGAGTGCGAAGTTCGCCAGGTCGTTCGACACGACCAGCTCAACGTAATCGCCCCTGGGCGTGTAGCCGAAGCCCGGCGTGACGTCGAATCGAGTGTTCGGCGTGCCGATGCTGATGTCGAGTCCAGAAGCACGACCAGACCTGGACATGTCGACCGTTCGTCGCTGGATATGGAACTCTGCGGCGTCCGGTCCCTCCTGAAGAGTAGAGGAGTGAACCTCAATTCCGTCATTGTACAGTGGCTTGTCCATGATGCTGTCCTATCGTTTATTGCTGCGGTTGCTTAATGCGCGCCGGACGCTATATCGGCGTGAGAATGCTCCCACTAGGTGGGAGTCAGAATACCCGGAGCGTGCGGCGACGCGCCGAACAGGTGAAGGCCCTTGATGCCCATGCCGTAGAGTCGGAAGTCTCGCACGTCGATAACGCCATAGGCCGAGACGCGCATCTGATGCCATGGCAGGACGTGATTCAGTGAAACGTCCGAGCCGATGATGAAGAACGGACTGACCGTCTTTCCTTGGGCGAGTTCGGTCGGGTCAATCTGCGTCCACGGCACGACGTCGCTGAGCAGGTCCGACTCGTTCTCTGCGGCCCGCCATTCGAGCAGCAGATTGGGAACAGCCTGAACGTGTGGAACCTTCGCCGTGTAGGAGATAGTGTAGATGGAGTTGTTATCGAACACCGTCGGGGTAATCTTGATGGTCTTCGAGTCGACGAAGCTCCAGTCAGCAAAGTTGACCGTCTCCTGGATGAGACCGTTGTTGCGTGTGAGCGTGGCGGGGCTGGTCATATCGGCCCGTTCGGAGAGTGGAGCGGTGAAGTCGGCGATGAACTGGGCCTGCTCAATACGTGGGACGAATCGCTCGATGACCTCATGTCGCCGGTAGGCCGGCGAGTCGAGTAGCCACACGTAGTCCTCCTTGACCATTCCTGTTCCTTGCAGCTGGAAGGTTCTACCGGTCGCCCTGATGAGGACGTCGTAGTCGAGCGAGTATGTGGAGGCCGGGTCGAAGTATGGCGCGTTGATGCGAATCTGGGAGATGGAAGTAAACTCCCAAGGTTGAATGCTGTTGTCGTCAATCGTATCGGTTACGGGAATCGGCGTACCGGCCGGAATGACGGTGACGAGACCGTCCGAGTTCGTAAGCACGACGTCGACAGGCTTGGCCTCGTAGAGTCGAGCGCCGGTGCCGCGACCAGTGTTCGGCGCCTGGGGATAGAGCGGTCCGCTAAGGTTGCCGTCGTGGTCGGAGGTATTCGCCAGGTTTGCTCGCGCAGTTCCTGGACCGTCGCCTCCATCAAGCATCGCCAACGGCTCAGACGTCACCGCTGAGATGCGGGTCGGGCGAACATAACTCATCCGAGATGGCGTACCGATAACAACCTCAACGTTGGTAAGCGTGTCCGCCGTTTGAAGCGCTAGCCAGTCCGTGCTGTCGTACGTCCCTCGCAGGTTGAATCGAACGAGCGAGGAGCCCGAGTCGTCGAGCTCGGAGACGTCGAATCGGTCGTAGTAGCCGTGCGAGTTCGTGATGTAGTCGATGTGGCCCGGCGTCTTTGCCGTTGAGACTCCGATGCTATTGTCGGCATTCGGCAAGATATCCGAAGCCTGCGGCAGACCGAGATATCGTCCCTCCTCAGAGGTCAGCGGTTCGGCCGACCAGACGTAGAGAAGCTCGCCGAACTTGGCCCGCTTCTGCGAACGAGGAACGGTATTGTCACCTACGGCGAGTCCCGTTCCAGTCGTGGAGCGCAGCGACATCTGCTCAATGCTCATCGTTCCGACGGTCGCGTCGGATGGACTTCGGGTCAGGCGGATGATGCAGCTGACGGCATCGTAGGGAACGAAGAACGACCCCTCGAGCGAGCTCGGAAACTGAGGACCGACGAAGCCGGTCGAACTGTCCACACTCTGCAAAATGGTGATGGGGACGGTCGTGTCGATGACGGTGTGGAAAACTGAACCACCGTCGAACGAAACTTCGATGAGATACTCGGTGTTGTTTGTCGTGTGCTCCTGTAGCCAGATGGACAGACTAAGTGGGAAGCCTTTGTAGTCGTTCCAGGCCCTCGGTACGTCCCTCTGAAACTGAACGGATGGGCCAGTTAGCACAACTCGAGATGGTACGAGCAATCCCGGAGTGGTGGAGTCTGCGATGTCATCGACGTTTGTGCACACGACCGCAGTGCTAGCGCTCGTGATAAGCCAGCCATCCGGCATGTCCGAGCCGTAGATGAGCAGGTCGTCCTCGACCACTGAGGGGGCCGGCAGCAGCTCCCACTCGAACGTCGATGGCGGAGCGGGCGAGACCCCCTCCTGAATTCCGTCGAGATTTGTGAAGTCAACGTAGAGTCCGCTCACGCCGTCGTGTGCAGTAACGACGAACGTTCCGTCGTTCTCTAGATTCTCGGCCGACGAAACCTCGATAGTCGTCGTGCCGTTGATGACCGAGAGGAAGTCTGCCCGCGCTGAGGTCAGGCGCATTCCTCCGGTCGCGTCGATGCCGTTGACGAACGAGATGGAATCGCCGAAGTCGTGGAACGGTCGGAACTGCGCGTCGACTACGACGTCGACGGTTCCGAGACCGGACGTGCCTCGCGCCTCATACGGAGCGTCGTCGACGAGCTCTACGATAGCCTCGGCCGGCCAGGCGAATGGCGCTGGTAGGGCGGAATCGGTCGTGAGCGAGTCTGGTCCGCTGAGGACGCCATTGTCGATGACGGTGAGCGTCTCTCCAGGATGGTAGACAGCTCCAGAGCCGGCATGCGCGACGAGTGGATAGGTAAATCGAGCTCCACCGACACTGTTCTCGTGTAGAATGTACGCGTCGCCTGCCGTTCCACCGTACGGGCTTGCAGCGCTAACAGGGCCGGCAAGTCCGATAATTTGGTGAAGTCCGACGTTGTGTGAGTCGCTATCGGTCCATCGTACGTAGCCGCCGACATCCGATGCTGTGAAGGTGTAGCCAGGAATATGCACGGCCACTACGGCCACGAGGTTGTCGAAGACCAGCGGCAGTGGAACGTTTAACGGGTAGCTAACGGTGTAGATGTCGCCCGAGGTCGAGGGAACCCGAAGACATCGCACTCTAATTTTGAATCGTCGACGGTCGTTCGGGTCGGTCGATGCGACCTGCGGAAACAGCGCACCGTGTCCAGTCTTCACGAACAGCGTGCGCGAACCTGGAGAGACGTCGAATGCGAGCCGTGTAGTCGTAAATGGAAGTCCGAAAATCTCAGGACCGGCATCACACGGAATCGGGTGAAACTTCACTCGTGAGAGTGTGTCCTCAGCCGGTGACTTCAGAGTCATCGTCGACTTCGTTCCGCCCTGCGTATCGGTGATGATGCTGGCACCATTCGTCCCGGCGGTGAACGAGGCGCCATATCTAGGGTCGGCGAGCAGTGCGGCGTTGATACGGTCTCGAACGTCGGTGTCTGCTACGGCCGTGATAGACGAACCCGTTCCGACGTCGACGATGAGCAGCCCGAGACCGTCGACCTCAATGCCTACCCGGTCATGGTAATCATTCGACGCTACGCTAGCCCTCGGATTGAGGTTGTACGTTCCTGACTCAGGTACGGTGCCGATAGCCCAGGCGTGGCGCGACTCGTCGTGCAGAGTCGTGTCAGTTCCAAGGTCAAACGGCGTTACGACTGAAGACTGTACCGACGTGTTCGGTCCGCCACCCCAGGACAGTGAGGCGACCGCGTCGGTGCCGTCTGCGCTCAACGGAGCAGTGGTGAGACCGTGATACCGAAGCGGAGTGAGGTCGAGCGTGTTGTTCGGTCGATTGTACGGTCCGACATCGTCGAGTCTAACGAACCTGCTCTGTGCGATACCGATGAGCACGTTCGGCCCCGCGCCGGAGAGCACTGCCGAGATGATGGACTCGTAGGACAGCTGGGTCTGATAGGTTGCGATGGCGCCGGTGATAGACGGGTCTGGAACGGTCTCCGAGACTGTAGCGCCGGACTCGTCGAGACCAACTAGCAGGACGGACTGGTTCGTCGCTCCGAACGTCACCGTCAGCGGCTGTGCGTAAGGTGGCGCTCTAAAGGCGGATGTAGGCGGCGATACGGCTCCGACGGATGGATGTACCCAGAATCGAGACTGCCGATTCAGGTCTGGGAGTTCGGGCGTCGGGCTACCAGCAATCGCTCCCGCGGGGCCGAGCTCGGCCGTGCTCAGTCTTGAGCGCTCCTGGAACTTTCCGTTGTCGATGAGCTGCGTGCCGAGAATCCAGTGCGGCCTCCACGCCTGAGGAATGATAATTGGAGAGACCGAGGTGAACGACGAGACGGCCTGCTGTACCCCGAACGGGTGTGCGCCGAAATGCCGGTATGCCTGTCGCAGCTGACGAAGCATATTGCGGTAATCCTCAACGAGGAAGGTCGTCGGTCGAGGTTGGCGCACCGCAGCGCCGAATGCAGTCTCAATGTACGAAGCTGGTGCGTTTTCGAGCGTTCGTCCGTTGTTCGCGTCGTCGATTTCAGCGTCGAGCTGCTCGAGAACGTCGGCATACGCGGCGAACCAGGTCGCGATGTTCTTGATGGTAACGTAGAAGTGATACTCTCGCCCGTCGGTTTGGTCGGTAATGGCGATATCGTACTCGCCCGGGTCGAGTGGCAGTCGAGTGACCTTGTCTCGCCCGGCGACGATGGCGACACCACTGCCGTCAGTCGTGACCGGAGGATAGGGAACGCCGTTGAATGAGACGTCGAACGAGCGATTGGGCTTATCGGTCGAAAACCGAAACTGGTGTGGGGCGTCGAGGTATGGAAGGACCTCGCCCAGCGACTGGTAGAACTGCCCGGTAGGCAGCGCTGCAAGTAGGTCTTGGTATCGATTGACCATCTAGTTCGTCAGCTCCGCAGCGCTAGTTTCTTAGGATACCGTCCGACAACACTTGTACACTGGTCGGCCCGACAACTCCGACCGTTCGATAGTTGACCGGGTCGACATAGAGATATTGATTGCCGACATCGAACGTACTACCCACATTTGTTACGTGTATCGTCACGAGTCCGGCGTTCCGGTGCGGAGGCGTGAGGCAGTCTGCACGATTCTTGCTCTTGTTGAGAAGGACGGTGACCGGCTGGTCGTCGAATAGGATAACTGGGTTTCGGGTATACTCTCGAACCGAGACCGACAGGCTGGATTGGACGGTAGGGTCGTTCGCCGCAAGCATCTCGACGGAGGCTGGCACGTTCGTCCAGAGAGTGTCGAGGAAGAGCTGGTGATTCATGAAGCAGAGCACTCGGTTGTCGACTCTGAGTAATCGGAGCGACACGTCTTGAGGCCTACGGATAGGCAGGGAAACGCTCGTGGAGATGGAGCCGTTCTCTTGTCCAAGGAACACGAGCGATGCCGAATCTCTTGACAGGACGACCGAGAGTCTGAAGAACGTCGAGCCGGAAGCGTAGAGGCCCACGCCGAATTCGACGAGGCTACTGCCATTCCTTAGAACGGTCGCTAGGCTACAGCCTGCCTCGAAGTCAGTACGGCTGGAACGGTCGACCGACCGAACTATCGCACTCGAGTTCGACGACAGCCCAGTCCTGAGATGGAGCTGCCCACGAGCCTCTCCCGTATTCGGGCTCGGCGGCGTAGCGGTTACTCGACCGGAGCCGGTCGTGACGATATTCCACAACGTCGGGTCAACGATTCCAGTCTCGAAGTGGTCCTCTAGCTCGGCCATATCGAGCTCGGGTGCGATGATGAAGACCTGCTGCCCTCCAGTCGTCGGGCCCTCCATGTTGGCGCTCGTACCGACGAGATGTCCGGTATCGAGCTCGACGAGTGCTAGGCCGAAAGCCGCTCCGGACGCGAGTCCAACGGCGTCGATGTCACGAGACGTCTCAAAGGACGCATGACCGAACGCCTCTCGGCTGGCGATGCCGATGGGCTCTACCATCAATACAAATTCGTCAGCGCCGAATGCTACTCGTGAGGGAATGCCGACGGCGACGACCGGACCGGCGATATCTGGCGTTCCGAACGCCTCCCTCGACGGGATGCTGATAGCCGTTACTGGACCGGCAATGATGTCCTGTCCGAATGCGGTACGAGATGGAATGCCATGTGCAACGACGGTGCTGGCAGTAGAGATGCTCGACGTTCCGAACGCTGCTCTAGATGCTACGCCGTTGAGACGGACATCGAGATTGAGACGGTCTGTGCCGAACGCGGCTCTAGAGACGATACCGGTCGTCCGAACATCGAGATTTAGACGGTCCGCTCCAAACGCAGCTCTAGAGGCGATACCGGTCAGCCGAACGTCTTCGGTCAGCTCCGCGGTGCCGAACGACGCTCTCGACGTTAGGCCAGTGAAGAGGACATCGAGATTGAACCGGTCAGTGCCGAATGCAGTACGAGACGCAATGCCGACCATGTCGACGGCCCGACCAAGACTCGGCGTGCCGAACGCGGCACGCGACGCGATACCGGTTAGAAGAACGTCACGATTGAGTCGTGCGGTGCCGAATGCTGTACGAGAACTCAGACCGGTTAGAAGAACGCCTCGACTGAGCTTCGCGATGCCGAACGCAGTGCGAGACGCGATACCGGTTAGAAGAACGTCTCGGTTGAACTTGTCGGTGCCGAATGCGGTCCGAGATGCGATGCCTGTTGGCAGTACGTCACGAGTAAGCTCAGCCGTCCCAAATGCCGCACGCGACGCTATGCCGGTCAGCAGTACGTCCCGGTTGAGTTGGTCGGTGCCGAACGCCGCACGCGAGGATATGCCGGTAAACGTTACCGTCTGCGGCGAACGTCCGGGACCAGGAAACGGAGCTTCGACCGACGAGTGCTGATTCCACGAGCTGGCATCAGGCTGGTCCGGACTGAACTTACGTCCGTAGTACCAGTTGCTCCAGCCGGATTGATTCGATACGCCGAACGGCGAGGTGCTACTAGCCATAGACCACCTCAACTCGTCCGGTCAGATCGGAGATGTCCCGTCCGTTGTAGAAGTACATTCCCAAACTAGCACCGTCGAATAGTCTCGGGAACGCGGACATTCTTAGGACAAATTCCTGATAGTTTGTAGTTCCGAAGACGAACGGCATGAGTAGCAGTGGCTTGAGCAGGACAACATTGACGGTGCCCTGCGACGTTCCGGTTACCGCCAAATTCTGCACCGATATGACGCCGGTATCTCCAGCCTGCAGCGGTATCTGAAATATCTGGTTCAAGAAGTGATTGTTTCCGGATGCGAATGCTGGACCTGCTCTAGACGCACCGATGGGGCTGGTGTACGAAGAGAGTGCAAACGTGTCGCCGTTGGCGATTGCTCCGGTCACTTCCAACCAAACTTCGACTCCTACTCCACTCGTGTATCGTGGCAGTGCCGTCGAATTGACGGTCACCGTTCCGACGGTAGCCGAGACCGATACGCCGACGAGACGGTCGTAGAGCATTAGCGTTCCGCGTGTGTTGGTGGAATCGCCATTGCAGACCTCGAACGAGCTGATGTACTTGTTGAAGCTCGACCGGTCTGGGAAGTTGATACTGCCGGCCGCCGAGGTGTATGAAGTCCCCGGTGTCGTCGCCGGCTCCGCGCCCGCCGCCGGCATGCCAGCGGCGACCCACATTCTCCACCAGGAGTTGACTGCGGTGCCTCCTCCTGGGTTCATCTTTTGAAACTCTGAATGGAGAGTCTGACCTGCCGATATCGCCGCAGTGATATCCGGGTATTTGGTGAATCCGGCCATGTGGTTCGCTCACAAGTCGTTAACCGTAGATGACTTGCATCCCCCCGCAGATGTCGAAGATGGCGCTCGTCGGCCCGCCGATGAAGTAGAATGATAGACTGGCGCCGTCAAACAGACGGGGGAATGCGGCCCGCTGATAGATGCCATCCATTTCAACTGCGTTTGTTCGAACGTTGTTGTTGCTACTACTCTTCGAAAGTCCTATGAGGTCGACGGGCTTCACGAGCATCACGTTCACAACTCCGGCGGACGCTGCTACGGACACGTTCAACTGCTCGACCGAACGGATGCCTGACTGTCCTGGGCCGTAGGGCAGCTGCACCACGACAGACGCCGGGACCGCAGCTAGAACAAACGACGGACCGGCAAGACCCGAGACTCCTGCGTCATTCGTGTATGACGAAACACTTAGAGTGACTGAACCGGTCGTGGTAGTCGTTACTTCAAGCCAGAGCTCTACGCCAGTACCGCTCGTGTATCGGCTCAGCGCACTCGAGTTGATGGTCTTCGTTCCTGTAGACGCCAGAGAAATGCCGCCAACTCCCACAAGTCGATCCATGACGGCGAGCGTTACGTCCGAACCGGCAGAGGCGAACGTGGCCTCAAGGCTCATGAGATATTTCGAGAACGAGGCTCGGTCCGCAAATGCGATGGAGCTAGAGTCGCTCGTGTAGACCGTTCCGGGAGTCGTAGCCGGCTCGGCACCTGCACCGGGAAAGCCGGAACCGTCCCAGGACCGACGCCAGTTCGTTAGACCGACGGCGCCGGAGCTAATCTGCTTCAGGAATTGAGTGTTGAACTGCTTCCCAGAAGAGATAGCGGACTTGACGGCCGCAGTATTTGCGAATCCTGCCACACGCAGTCCTCTCTCGCTTCGGCTCTGCGCTAAACCTACGCGTAGCCCAAACGAATCTTGGATTTGAAGTTGGGCGCAGTCGTTCCAGAGGCGAGGAAGGAGATCATCAGCGACGCGCCATCATTAACGACTGGAAGCGAGGAGAGCTGAAGAACGAAGTCGCGCTCGTTCCACATGTTTGCACTGAGCGTCAGCTTCGCCAGTGGCTTAAGGAGTGCGAGATTGACGACCGCACCAGTTCCGGCCGCCGTTACGTGTAGCGCAGAGACCGAACGAACGCCGAGGTCTCCGGCAACCAATGGCAGCTGATACATCGAGTTGGCGACCGGAGTAGCGTTGAACGTCACGGATGCGCCGGTGGAGCTCGTAGTGTTTCCGTCGTTCACGTACGTCTTGAGGTTCATCTGCGGCGTGCCGGTGCCGCCAGTGGTAACCTCGAGCCACGGTTCCACACCTACCCCTGTCGTGTATCGGGCGAGAGCGGCGGTGGTGATACTGATGTCTCCCGTCGCGTTTATGGAGATGGCCCCGAGGTCGGAGATGCGGTCGTGGAGAACGACGACACAGTCCTGCGTCGAAACGCACCCCCAAGTCAGAATCATCTTCTGCGCAGGGCTCTGGTCGGCCCATCGCATCGCCATCGGTGAGGATAGTCTCTTCGTGCCGTTGACCGTCCCACCCGATGTGTATGCCCCGTTGCCGGCAACAGCATTTGTCAGCGCGAAGTCTGTATACAGACCGAACGTCGTCGCGCTACCGATGCCGGACTTACGGATGTAGAAATCACCATTCGCCGCGGTATTCCCGACGACTCCAGTGATGTTCACCGATTGACCGTCGTTGAGGTTGTGTGTGCCTGTGGTAACGACGATGGGCGTCGCGTTCGTAGCAGCCGAGAGAGTCAGGTTTGCGGGTGGCTCGGAGAGAACGTTGCTCGAGGAGTCCTTGACGCCCGGAAATCCGTCCGAGCTCCATAGCCTCGTCCACACTCCCGCCGCCTTTGGCGCCGGACCATACTTGCACAGGTCCCATTCGAGGGACTTCCCATTCGTCGTGACCTGATTTATGAGGTCGTCGTAGCTTGCGTAGCCTGCCATGCAGTACCGTGCTCCTGTTGTGGCGGTGAAGAATGTCGCCGCAGCGGCTGCGAGCTAGATGCTGTAGATCTTGTTCGCCCCGGTATCCCAGACCAGCGTAACATCACCACCGTTGAGCGTGAGCGGCAGACCGGTCGCCGTATCGATGTACGCGATGAGAGGGCTTGTGATGTCTAGACCCGTGTCCTTGTATAGAGCGATCGCCTCAACGGTGACCCCAGCAGGGCCGGCCAGGGAGAAGACTACGTTCGCCGCCTGGGCAATACCGCCGACGAACGTTCCACCGCTTCCGGTGGAGTCGAGCTTGCTCGAGAGGTTCGAGCTGGTCAGCAGGCGAGCGGCCGAAGCGACGGCCGAGAGATACTCGTCGGTGTGCAGATTGACCGTATAGACCGTCGCCGGGTCCGCTCCACCAGTCGACGTTACGTTGAGCGCTACGACCTTGATGTCGTCGCCATATGCAGTGCTCGCGCCATTTCCCCATCGGACGAAATGACCGTTGTGCTTCCTCGTGGCGTCGGGAAGCATGACGTCACCACCAGAGGTGTACGTTCCGCCGAACGTCGAGCCCTGCAGCGTGAAGTTCGTCGAGTTGAACGTCGTCGACGTGTTTGCCGGAGAGTTCAGGTCGGTGACCAAAAAGACTCCGGTTGCGCCGGTGACTCCGCCAACGTTTGCCACGGCAACCTGGTCGCCAGTTTGCAGATGGTGTGGCAGAGAGGTCGTGAGCTGAACCAGACCACCATTACTGACGGCGGCCGTGACGAAGAGACCCGGCGTCGGACTGACAGCCTTCTGTCGGTAGAGTTCGTAGAATGCGTTAGCCATATTGCGTCAGTCCTTCAGTGTCGGGTCGTCGTAGGAGACCAGAGGGGTGGAGACGGAGGCACCTATAGTGCGACCGGTCGGGAGCTGATATTCGAAGCCGTTGGGGATGACAACGGAGCCCCAGGGTCCGAACAGAATAATGTCAACCGTACCTAACTCAGACAGTTTTGCGGCCGGTACGATGCCGGTGAATCTAAGAGGTGAGATGTCCTGCTTGTCGAGCAGAAGCCTTCCGCCTATAAAGGCGTTAGAACCTACCTGTAGAGATTTTAGGACGGACGTGACCGCAATCTCGGCTCCTTGATTGGAGACCGAAGCGCTGAAGACTCCTGGACTTTCGTCCCCGGCCGACGTGAATCGGTCGGTACGGGTGAGCTCGATGTCATTGACGAAGACGGAGGCGAACTGGCCACGCCGTACGATTTGAAGGACGATGTCCTGCCCAACGGATGCCGCGGCAATGGTCCTCACCAAGAGCGTACTCCCGCCGGCCACGACGCCGTCGATGGTCCCTAGAGTCGTCGTGAGGACCAGGTTTCTTCCGTTGACCGGAGGCAGCGTAGTCGCGCTGACCTCGACGAACGAGCTCGAGTCGATGAGATATCGGAAGCTCAGACAGACCAGCCCATCAACCGTATCGCTGGTCGGCGACAGCAGTGTCGCATCAAGTCTTGCATCGAAGCTCGAGTATTGGGCTGGAGAGGTGACCGTTACTGAGGAGCCAGACACGTGGCCTGAGGATAGGACCAGGCCGTTCAGCGTCGGTGAGGTCCGACCAGTGCCGAGAGACGTATTGGTCCATCCCGACGGAAGCGACTGTGACGAGAAGTCGATGTCATCACCGGGCAGGCTGAACTTGACGTTCGAGTACGCAACGACGGTGCGCCCTCCACGAATCGTGTCGAACGGAGGAAACAGTCCCACGAGGGGAGGCATTGGAGGCTGCTCGACTAGAGGAGCAAGAACTCCTACTCCGCTACCGTGAATGATTGGCGGAAGGATAGTCTGAGATGGCGACGCCTGAACCAGGTCGAACGAGAACGCTTGTGGTCCGCTCGAGTGCGTGCACGGGGCGAGAAGAGCATCGTTCGCACTCACGGTGACGATGACGTGATTCTCCGGCGAGGTGTTCGACGGGAATCCTCCGGTCTTCGAGAATGCGACCGTGTAGTGCCTGAAACCTGCCGCACCGGAGCTGCTCGGTGTGACCGTCCCAGTCCACCCAGCGGTGAACGCTCCGGAGGAGTAGATTGCGGTCGGCGCACCAGAGCCTATCTTCACCGTAACGACAATGCTGTTCGGGTCAATTCCAACCGCATCCGTCTCGTCGTTCGTTAGCAGAAGAGACACGGTCGAATTGAGCGGAACGTTCGTGCTCCCGTTGACCGGGCTCGTCGCGCTCAGGGCCGGAGAGAAACCCCCGATTCCGATATGCCAGACGTAGCTGCCCTGGTGCGGTCCGGCCGAGCCGGCATTGTAGTCCTTGAAGAGTATGTTGAACGTGTAGTTACCTATGGACGGATTCGGAGAGCGTAGCCAGCGAGTGTGAACCGTTCTGTGTGTTGGAGTCCCCGGAGTGGTATTAGCAGAAGGAGAGGTCGTCCCGCCGTATGGGGCCTGAACAACTCCGTTGACGAACACGTTCTCCGGTGGAGCGCTGTTGTAAGTGGCCGTGATGTTAATAGACGTGACGTCGATACCCGAGCCCAAATCGTCGAGCTCAATTCCTTGTGCCGGGAGTGGATAGGTTGACGTGCACGTCCCGGAGGACACGGCCCACGGTGCAAATATCGGGTCGACATATGCCGGATTCAGTGTCGGAGTATCGATGTCAACGTAGGTGTAGAACGTAATGGTCGTAGCCGACCCGACCATTCGAATCTGGTTGTAGTAATCAATCGAGCTCGGGTTGAACGTCACCACTATGTTCGCGGTGGTCGCGCCAGCTACCGGCACGACATAGTACGGACCACTTACGGTGCACGGTCCGGAGGTAGAGGTCGCAAAGAAGTCTACGCCCGCCTGCGGATGAGTCGAACCGCCCACGGTGAACTTGGTCAGCTGCAGCAGAAAGTTTCCGGCGAAGCTGCTCGTATTCGTAGCGTCGAACGTCACCGTCTGCGCTAGAGGCACATCGTACGAGTTCGTCGCGGGATTCTCGCTGCTGAACGTTATTGCCATGGTCGATGTTGCTGTCCGTACTACTAGAAGTCGATGATGCCGGTCGAGTCCCAAACGATGGGAACATCACTGCCGTCGGTCAGCAGTGGTAGTCGTACGGCGGTGTCGATGAATGCTACGAGTGGGCTGGTCGAGTCAGAGCCGGTCCACTTGAAGAGAATGAGCGCGCCGATGTTGAGACCCGGAGTGACCAGAGTGAACGTTATATCGTCAGCGTCGAGTACGGCCGGAACCGTCGTCGTCTTACCGGTCAGCGACAACGGAGTCAGCAGTCGTGCTGGAGCTGTGACCGACGAGTAGAACTCGTGGGACGGACTGAACGTGTAGACGGAGGTGTCTACCGGCACTACTTTAATCGTGTCATCGCTCCAAACGATGGAGTCGGGACTGGTCAGTCCCAGTGTCCCAGGTCGAACGATTTTGAACTTCGCGAGAGGGTAGACTACGTCGGCCATAGTGGTTGTCTGCTGTAGCGATTTAGGTGTCTAGAACGGAACGACCGAGAGATTCGACGAGTCGAGCACGGCCTTCTCGTTTCCGGCGATTTGCACGTCAGCCGACTCGGTCGCCGTTGGATTCCGAGTAAGTCTGGTGATGATGAAGTTGTCGACTCCGGCGATGGCGCCGATGGTCGTCTCAATCTGAAACGCTTCTACGGTCTGACCGAGCTTGAGGCCCGTGATGAAGTTGATGATGGCCGCGACTACCGCGCTCTGAATATCGGTGAACACGAATCCAGTTAAGACTTTCAGTCGGCCTGAGAGGAAGATTTGCACGCTAGTGCCGAGACGATAGAGAAGGTCGCGTCCTTCGACGTTGACCTCGGCGTCCTCATTGTCCTGCTGAAGGTCTCGTACGAGCTGATTCTCGGCATACGCGATGCTGATGACGTCTCCGATTGCGAGCGCCGAGTCTGGGGACGTGTTGACTGTAGGTAGGAATCGAATGGCGTCAACGGCTCGGACCGACCCACCGACCCCGGTGGTGTCGAGCTCAATCTCGTAGTCCTGTCCTTCGAGGAACACATGGTTGTCCGAGAGTCGTTTCACCGTGTCTACCCGAACGACCGGCGGCGTTGATAGAATCAGCCTCTGACCGATGCCGAGGAATGGTATTTGGTCCGTCTGGGCCTGCAGGTCGTCTCCGATGACAAATGCATCGACCGCACCGGCATCGGTCGCCGCTCGGGTCAGCAGGGGGTCCGTTCCGAAGACCTCGTGGATGTCTTGCACGGCTGGGAAGTTGTCGCGAACGTAGAACTCACTGCCGGTGGGGACGCTCAGCTGTCTCGAGCTCACTGCGAGCAGATAGAGCTCGGCGAGTTCTTCGTTCGTGTACTGGTCGCGTCCCTCCTGTGCGCTATCATTGTTCGTTACGCTCTCCCAACCGAGCATCGGCCTAAGAGGCCTGTTGACTCGGTTCGGACCGACCTTGCCGGCGGACCCTTTGATGAGGCATATGGCGGGTATGTTAAGCTGAAAGACAGTCCGATTGTTCACCGTATCGAGCACGGCCAGCGCGGACGTCTTGTCTTTCGCCTCCGTCGTAACGAACGTAACCGCCTGTCCGGTGGCCTCATCTGTCGCGGTGCCGACCGGGAACGCTCGAGGAATCAGTCCTGATTCGCCAACGGAGAACGGGCGGGTTCGCTGGAATGTCAGAATGACGCTCGCGTTCGCGCCGGACGGCCGCAGTAGGTCCTCGTTGAAGACGAGGTCGTCCATGTCTGACTCGCTGAACTCGTTCACGTTCGTTAGCGAGACAAGCAGACTCACCGGACGCAGTCGGTTGTTGTTCATGTCCTCGAGGACCGTACCGACCGGCTGAATGACAACGTCCTTGACCGGACCGTAGGCCGTGTCCATCTTCTTGGTGCGGTCGGTGAGCGCCTTGCGTAGGTCCGCTTGGAACTGGTCGGATGTCTTTCTATCTACTGGCATGTCGATTCTTTCGTGCGGTTGTCGGTCGGCGTGGACATCGTCGTCGTCATGTTGCGCTACCGCAACAGCACGCTACTCACTGAGACCGGTTGGCTGCCCTTGAACGAGAGTACGTCCACCCGTGCGGCGATGGAGGTGTTCGTGATTGCGCCGGTGCTCGGGTCTCGTAGAGGCATCATGATGGTCTGCGCGATGCGACCGAACCTCTCCTCCGGCGGTCGGTCGAACTTCTGGAACCGATCCTGAAGCGCCTTGTACGCCGCAAACGAGGAGACAAGTCGACTCGAGAATTCGGCTCTCAGTGAGAAGATGTCACCGATTAGGCCGACCATGCTCGCTAGTCCCGCACCAGTTCCATCAGCCTGCGCTTCGGTCTGGAAGTTTTCTCGGACGTCCTGTTTGAACTTCTCCGTTCCCTCGAGAAGGAACGGCCTTCCAGTCGAACTGCTGAACGGGATGTCTCCCGACAAAACTTGAAACGTCTGCATAGTGAACGCCCTGCGCTAACAGACCTTGATGGTCGCGATGACCTCGGTATAGAGTTCGATGGTTGTTTGGAGGTCGAGAATAGTTGCGTCGAGCTCGGCCTTGAACGATAGGAGTCTCTCGAGGTCGTTCGCGATGATGTTCGCATCGACGAGTGCGAGGTCTAGGTTGACCTGCACGGCCTCGTTTAGCTGTCCGAGGTCGAAGCATTCACCGATGAGGTTTAGAGGAACGATGTTCGCGCCGGCCTTAACCTGATTGATGAAGCTTTGCACTGCACTGTTCGCCAGGGCTACCGGAGCGGTTGCGATGTTCAGCGCGACGAGCTCGACCTCGAGACTCGTTATTTGTGCATTGAGCACTCCGACATAGCCCTGCAGAATGCCGACGATGGCGTTGCGAGTCGCAGCCGACAGTCCACAGAGGACGAGTTTGACGCAGTTTGCGAGGGCCACGGTTTGCTACTCCACCAGGACCTTCTCAGAGAGAAACAGTGCCGTCTCCCCACTCATGGTCTCAATCTGAACTGTCAGCGCGGAGAGGGCACCGGTCAGTGCCTCAAGTGCCGCCGCGTCGGGACTCGGAGGAACGATCCCGGTCTTCGTGCCTACGAGCTGGGAGAATGTAGCTAGCGTAGTAGATACTGTCGCGAGCAGTTGGAGCAGCACGTCGAGCTCAGCGATGAAGAATGTTCCCAGGACCGCCTGCTCGGCCGCCGCATCGCTTCCAAGCTGGAGGCCTCCCACAGGGGTCGTCGCCTCTATGACCGTGTGTGCCGAGGTGACGGTGGCTAGGACACCGGCCCTCATGGTCGCGTTCACGCCGGCATTGACACTCGCACTCTTCGTGGAGTCGACCGTCGTATTCTGAAACGAGGTGCTCAGACTGGTGATAGGGCCGCCACTGATGTCGACTAGGGTTGATGCATCGCCGTAGGTGACCTCGTGGTTTCCAAGTGCGTCAACCTCGCTCGAGAAGACGCTCGTCGCGAAGGCCGATGTACTCGTTGCCGACCATACCTTAGACCTTCGCCGTAGTGGCACCGGCACACCGCTTAGCGTTCCAACTCTAGGAACACCGGTATCGTCGCGAACCGCACCGTACTGCTCATCGACGAGCATAATCGCGGCGGTAGGAACCAGACTCGGATTCTGGAGATGGAGCCAGTACTCCTTCAGCGCGGTCGGGTCAGCAACGCTGACGTTGGTCTCCTTGAACGGCGCAACCGGCAGCGTGCGCTTCACGTCGCCAATCTTGAAGAACGACCCATCGCCGCCGATACGCCAGAGCGGCGACTCCCCACGAACCTCCTTGTTCTGCTTGTCGAGCCTCATCTGTGTTCGTGGGCCGGCCGAGACGAGCAGCGCTCCATCCCGATTGCCGAAGATGTACGCTCCACCAGAGGAGCGCATGTCCCACTCGCCCTGCTGGAGCGTCGTGAAGTCACCGCTCGGAACAAGGTTTGGTGTTTTGTCTCGAACACCGACGAAGTCGGAGTAGACGCCTTCCGGAACAGCAAATCCTAGAATGCGGGCCTGGTTTAGCGGACCGAATCCAACGTAGACCCAATCACCGCCGGCCGGGTCGTCTGCGTTTCTAGGCTTGCGCAGCTGAGGCATGTAACGCATCCAGGAGCTGCGCTGTCCGTTCATCGACATGCCGGGCCATGGAAGCTCCAGCGTCTCTCGCTTAGCCCCTATATTGTCGAGAATGACGACTTCGACCGTACCGTGGTCGACGTCGATGGCAGAAATCTGCCCAAGGTATACGCGATTGAAGATCTGCCACAGCTGGCTGGCCGTACTCTGCGGAGACATGGCGCTGCTACTGCCCTCCCGCCTGTCCTGGAGCCCAGGCAATTCGACGGTGTGCGTCGTCGGGAGTTATCTGGTAGTGAACATGATTTGGATTGGCATCATCCGGAATGTTGTCTCGCTCGAGGAGCACAGCTCCAGGAGCCATATCTCCGGTGTTTTGTAGGAAACGTATGGACTCTGCAACCTGCGACGGAGTCAGACCATACTGTGCTAGTTTGCTCTGCGGTATATCGACCGCCAGGCCCGACAGATGAAGCGACCCTTGAATGCCTTTGGCTTCGGAATTGCTCTCTGGCGTACGAACGAAGCTGCCAGTTATGGCCTCTGGTGGAATGTTCTTCCCGGTCGCCTGTGACAGTGCCGATGCCAGAGTACCAAGCTGCTTGTTCATAAAGTCGACATTCGTCTGCAGCTGAGCCTGCTGTGAGGTCTGTGGTGTCGATGACGTCGTAGCTCCAGACAACGGCTTCGTGCTCGTCTCCGACTTGTTTGAGTCGAGACCGAAGAACCTCGAGTAGTCGATGACCTCGGCCATTCGCCCACCGTACGGTTCGTAGACGTGCAGGCCCTTGAATCGACCGTCCTGTACGACCTGCCCAGACCATCCTCGTCGGTAGTTGAGCTTGAGCGTTTGGCCGACGCTGCCGCCCTTACCCCAGACGATGGCGCCACCGACGCTGCGTATGGTCGCGATGAAGTCGCGAGCCTCAAACCAGCACGGACGGTTGGGTCCGATGCCCATTCGAAGGACGGTGTGAATGTTTTCAACCCAAGCATCGGCGTTGTGCTGACTCAGTTTCACATAGGCGAAGTATGATGAAGCGTCCTTGTTGTCGAGCACTCCCCACGGAGCAAGTTGCTCAGACCTCAGCCCGAATTGAGGAACGAGTGCTCGCAGTGCGGCCGAGCCCGGAAGCTGCCAGGCAATCTGGCTGTCCCCGGCAGAGACTAGATTCTTAACGAGGTTCCAGTTCGAGATGAACAGTGTCTTGACCTTGTCATCCTCGAAGTGCGACTCGCTGGTGATGGTATCGTCGATGGCGAATCTGTAGCGGTCGGCGTAGACGCCGTAGTCCTCAGGTCTCAGGCCGTACTGCGGAAACTCACAGACAACGTCTCCACGAGGCGTGGCGTAGAAACTAAAGTCGAGACGCTCGCAGATGGTGTAGATGATTTGGAGTCGAGTTGCGAACTCGGTGTGCGAGGCTATACTGTTAACGAAGTCCTTGAGCAGGATGTCTCGATTCGTACCAGGACCGAGTGATGATGGCTCAAGAATCATGAGCCTACCAAAGTCTACCGGGAAGATTTCCGGGTGCTCTCCTATGGCCGTGATGACGTCGTTTACATCTAGCTCGGTATCAGTAGAAGAGGAGTCTTGTCCGAGAAGAGACGCCGCCTGTGTTCGAAGGGACGGTGGTGCGAGCGTTAGGACATCCTCTAGTCGTGTCGGTACGATGTGGTCAACCTCGCGCTGCCAATCCTCCATAGAACCGAGAGGGTCGAGAGTTTTGCTGAAGCTGAAGTCCTGGGCGACTGCCGTGTCCGACGGGCTGCCGAAGGTGAAGATTTTGGAGTCGTCAAAGTTGAACACTCCGACACCGTGTTCGCGCACGTCCTCAATGGTTGTCTTTCCGTAGACGCCGTAGTGAAACTGCTCCAGCGATTGCACCCCCAGCAGCTGCCCGGTCGCTCCGGCGAGCAGCTTCTGAGCATGCTCTCCCGAGTTCTGCGTACCGAACGTTATGATGTAGAGCAGCTCCTGCAGCGTCAGGTTCGTGAAGTTGTCCTGCCTCCACGTGCGAATAAGTGCATCGAACTGCGGCGACGATACCACCGACTGGTCGAAGATGGCCGGGTTCGTCGAGATACGTGCCAGACGAAACAGACGGATGACGTCTTCGACCGTGACAGTAACAACCCTCTTTCCGTTCGCGTCGACGGATTCCTTCCAGTCCGAGACAAAACCGGTCGCGCCGAAGAACCATGTCGTCGCGTCGAAAATGTCTCTCCAGAATAGGCGGACCTGGTCTCCTGTATGGAAGATGCACTGGCCCGATTGAAATGGGAATCGTAGAAACTCGCCTCGGAGGTCTGCAAACTGGGATGGCGTGGTCGAACCGTTCTCGAAGCCGGCCTGTGCGGCAGCCTGCGCGTTCTTTACGGCTTCTTGAAAGCCGTCCGTGATGTTCGGCTGAAAAATATTCGTGCCCCGAATGCGCTCTGCAATCTTGCTGCGCACTACGGCCTGTTTGACCGGGTCAGCTATCGACCGACGAACGTTCTCTCGAATTGCCTCATCGACCGTCTCCGCTGTCGAGGCAGACTCAATCTGCTTCGGGTCTAGGTCTGCCGTGCTGATATCGGAGTAGACAGACGCGATGTCCTCCGTCGTCATGACGTAGCGGTCGAGCTCCGATGCAAGAACGAATTCCGCCGTTCCGGGTGACCGTCCATCATGCCAGTTGATGTTGCACGACGACATATCGTTCGACACTTCCATGCCGTGCACGAAGCCGCGCCAGGCCGGGAACGAATGCCGTATCTGTCCAATGCTCGTCATGATTGATGGTCGCGTCGATGGAGGCCAGCGTCGTCGTGGTTGCTAGAAGCCTGTAGAGCTTAGGTTGGTAGACGTATTGGACGGCGTCGCTACCGCCTGCTGCGTAACGAAGTCCAGAATTGTGGTGTGAATGGTGTTGAGGTCTGGCGACGTACTCTGGACGATGAACTCCATTGAGTAGTCGCGACTGTTCGGCTTCTTGGCGTTCTCGGTAAACTTGAGGACCTGCGTGAAGAAGCCGGCGAACTCTATGTTCACCGGGAACAGTGGCGAATAATAGGAGACGTAGAAGATGTTCGTACTGCCGTCCGAGAGCAGTATCGGCTCACGTGTCAGCTGATATAGGTTGTGCCATATTTGAAGGCGGTCGATAGCCTTGCTTAGCGCGACTTGGTCTTTCGTGTTTCTCGAGATGTTGCCCGTGTTGCCTTGGAATCGAATGGTCATAACATCGTTGTTTTGACCTTGATTGTTAGTGAAGTGATGGAACACAGTCCCACGTTGAACATCCTGGCGTGCATATCGCTTGGGCTGGTCGAACTCGACCGAGTTTGGATTGATGGCCATCGAGATGACTGGCAGAGCCTTGTCGAGCTGCTCGTTGAGCGAGAGAAGGTCTTCTCTGGACCCAAGCGTTCCAGCGGGTATTTGATTCGGATTCTGCGGAATCTGGAGGGTCTGTTCAAACGACCTTTTCTGAGCCGTCTTGACCTCGCTAATTTGGTCTGCAAGATTCAACAGAATGCGTCGCCGGGCACTCGAGGTGAATGACATTGCCTGCCGCGCATCGACCTGGTCACCGTTTCCATTTGGACGATGAATGAGATTGTTGAGCGCGGTATCAATTGCTCCGGCCTGAAGTGGAGCGATGAGGGGTGAAATGAGAGACGGCATGGTTATCGTTCCAAGTTACTTGATGCTAAGTTCAGGACCGTGAATCGGAGGAACCCCGTAGGACGTTCGTCTCTGCCTTTGCACATCCGCGGTGAGGTTCACGTGAATGGTGTCGTCGCCGTCTACGATTGTGTGCGTCGTAGTGGCCTTGCCGACCGAGCCGGCGGTGGCAAACTTTGACTGCTTGAACGGAGCTCCCGGGTGTACTGTCGGGGCCGGAGCGGGCGTATTCTTCTTGAGATTGCGTTGTTCGTCGCTCAGCAGCGGGCCGAACGCCTCGCCGAGCTCTGATGTGAATTGACCGCCCGCCTTGTCGAGATATTTTCCTACGTCCACGACGCGGTCGGCGATTTTTCCAGTTGAGGCTTTAAGGTCCTCCTCATAGCTTTCGAACGAGTATCCACTCTTCGGAGAGATTGCCTTGAACCCTCCGACGATAGCCGTGTAGATGGAGCCTAGAATCGAGACAGTCAACTGCCCGAACGACATCATCACCTGCTTGATGTCCTCCATCAACTTGTCCAAACCGCTAAGCTTCTCGAGCTGCATCTTCGCGACGGTGTCTTTGAACTCCTCGGCGGAGTTGACAAACTTGTCGAGCACCGAGCCGCCACCACGCGCCAAGATGTCGGCGAGCTGGGGTGAGAAATGCGTAGCTCCCCTACTCAGAGCGAGATACTTGTCGGTCTCGCCTGTCGTATTTCGAGTCATAATCTCAGAGCTAATGCGCAGTGCCTGCGTGACGAAGTCCTTGAGAGGTTTGCCCTCGAGCGTCAGGCCAGTCTCGAATTCGCGCAGGCCCTGCTCACCGCTAACGACCTTGCCCGTACGAAGCTCTGCCATTCGTTGTCCGACGAGAGCCTTGAGACCAGCATCGAATCCCTGCAGCGTCTGCGGGATGTTCTTGACGATATCCATCGCACGCTCGCCGGCATTGAGGCGGTTCTCCGCGGTGCCCTGTCCCGGCAGCATCTCGCGATAGGCGGACGCAACCTTTCGGTAGGTCAGCACGAGACCTTCCGCGTCGCCGCCCTGTGTGCGCAGTGCACTCGTCAGCTGTACGATGGTGCCGATGAACGCCTGTGAGTCCATCGCGGACTCGTGAGCGGCCAGACCTAGGTCTCGTACCTGCTTGACCGTCTTTTGCAGACTATTGCCGGTATCTCGAGTCAGCTGCGAGCTGAACGATGCAGCAGAGCCAGAGGCCATCTGGAATGCTTTGTCGATACCGAGCGCAACCTGAGGAATCGTATCGCCGAAGCCCTTGATGGCCACGCCGGCAGGCTGGAGCATCGACTCCATTCGAACGCCACCGCTCGCGAACGCCGACCAGACGGAATTGATGTCGTCCTTGGTAGCGAGGAAGTTCTCCTCGAGCTTGCGAGTCTCGTCGCCTAGCGCATTGCCGACGGCATGAACCTGCTCCGGCGTTACCTGCCCTGTGCGCGCAAACTGCATCGCAGTCTGACGACCGCCGGCCTGATAGCGCTCTTGGCGGAATTGCGATTCGAGTGCGAGCTCGAGAAATGGGCCGATGTATGGAACTTTCCCAAGCAAACCTTCGATGGCGTTGCCTGGATTGCTTGCGAGTCCGCCCATCGTGTGGCCGAGGCCCTCAACGACGTCGCGCATGCTGAGCTTGCTGAGCTTGTCCTTGATTCGGTCGAGCTCATCCGTCAGAGGGCTGATGAGGTTTTTAAACCCCATGACGTGCTTCTCCCAGCTGGTGAACATCTCCTCCGATTGCTTGGCCAGCTCGTCGAGCGAGTCGACCGAATCGCTCAGCTGAGACTTGACGCTCTCGAGTCCCTCCTCGGCGGACTTGACCGCTCGAGTACTCGCCTCGCTCGCTCCGGCAATCTTGTCGGCGACTCGACCGATGGAATCCTCGATGTTATGGATGGCCTCGATGAGCTTCCTCATCTCGTGCTCATTCGAGAAGATGCTGGCTAGCTTACTCGGGTCCATCTTACTTTCACTGGCACCTACGCCTTATCAGCGGCGGCCGGGTTGCGGCTGGACCTATCGGTCTCAGCCGGATCCCACTCACCTTCGACAACCTCAACTCCCAAGGATTTCAGTAGGTCCTGGTGCTCCTTAGAGCGCCAACGCTCGTCTGGGTCGTCGGAGTTGACTCCACTGAATAATGGCTCCAAATCGCCAACATCGAAGTCCATCAGCTCGTCCATCAGGGCATCGGTGGCTGGATTGTTGAGGGCGTCCTTCTGGGCCTTCTCCTCGCTCTCCTGGGCTAGAAGCTCTTCGACCACCTCAGGTCGGGCGATGAACGGCAGAAGCGAGCGGAACGGGGTAGGCTCGCCCTCCTCAGCCTTGCCGGCACCGATATGGCAACCGAGCAGGTGGACTAGAAGCTCTCGAAGGCTGCCGTAGCAGGCCTTGTAGACCTCGGTGACGAATTTGACCCGCTCCTCGCGCTCCTCGCGCTCGCGCTTGCGAATGGCGAGCGCCTCCACAAGCCACTGCATGTGGCTCATCTCGGCGACACTCGGGTCTGATAGGAGAACGCCCTTCCGAGCGAGAACGTACGACCTTAGCTGGCCGTCGGCGTCTCCTTCGAGAAATTTTCGACGGCCGCCATTGCCTTCTTGTGCTCCGGGACCATCTTCGAGTACTCGGCGTACAATCCGTCGGTGATGAACGTGTCGGTCTCCTCTCGGAGCCAGGCAAGCACCTGGGCCCGACGCCAGTCACGCAGCTCGCGCTGGTCCGAATTCAACCGCTCCCGCATCTTCACGTCGACGTCGTCCGGTTGGAACAGCTGCTCCACCGGAACCTCGTCGATGGAGCTGAGCGATGCGGCCACCGTCGGCTGCCGAACGTTATAGATGGTCGCCGCGAGGGTCGTACCGTCGCAGTTCATCGCCACCCACTCTTCAGCCTCTGGTTTGAGAAGCTTGAGCGTGTACTTGTGGCCGAGAATCTCGACCGTGGTTGATGGAAGTCGCCCGCTGAGCGCTCCGCTGACCTCTGCGAGCAGAGGATGTCTCTTCGCTGTTCCTGCCATATTCCTCGA